TCCCCGGCTCCATATAATAATCCCCCAGCCTCAAGATCAATATCATCAGTAACAACAGGTATAGGTACCTCATCAGAATTAATCAGAGTTTGTACTACTACACCACCTGTATTGAATAAATTTGCCATTATAGTACTAAATCATCACAAAGTTTTGCTGCACTTGTTATGTGTCCTGCCTGCCCGATTATTGCAGTAGTGTTTGCCTGTCCTGTACCTATTGCTGTTCCTGTTGTTCCTATTGCAACATTAATTACATTACTCCATGTTTGACTTACACTTTGATCTGATGAAGCGGCTTCTAAATAATCATTCCCAGACTTCCAAAAGATCAATCCTCCTGTCGGGCCTGTATCTCTTAAAGCATAGACGGTTGTTGAGGTGAATGCACGACAAGCATGAACTGCCCATGTTTGTCCTTTAGGTAGTGCATAAAATAGCCCCCCCACATCAAAAGTACAAGCATGTGTATTAATATCTGCATTTTCACTTGAACTCCAATACCAATCAGACACAAAATTACCAACCCCATGTAAGTGAAGTTCAGTATACATTGCACTCAGTTCATCTTTTGAGGGCAGGAACCAATCATCATAAGTACCTACTTCCCCCCCTTCAACTAACTGTACAATTCCTCCCTCAGTAAGTTTAATATTAGAAACTCTATCTCCAGCATCAATATCAAATGTTATATAATTTGATGCATTAAATGTAGTATCAGTTGCAGGATTTGTACCAACTCCACTAGTAGTATTAACTAAAGTCCATCCTTCATACCCAAATGAAGGAGTTAATGTTCCACCTTTCATATATAATTTAAACTCACCTAGAATAGATCTTGTTATTTTATACCTATACCAAGTACTTACCTGTAAATAACCCGCTGCAGATACCATTATATTACTTGCTACACCATTTGTTATTTTTTGTATAGCAATTTTTTCAACATTATCAAAGTATAAGGAGTAACCATTTTGTCCTGTATCATTCCAGGGTGCAGCTTTTGATCCTATAAACACTATAAATAAGTCATTTGCATCCGCCTTAAAAATATCTCCTTCCCATGTCCCATAAGACTGTTCACTATATTTAGAAATACTACCAGAAGTTATACAAGATAAATAATTGGTATTCATCTTTATGGATTTCAACACAGGATCATCTGTAGTACTATTTATAACCTGATATGTTCCTGAAGATGTAGAAAAGCCAACATATGTACTACTTGTTGTAGCAAGAGTATAATCCTCAAAATTTTCTGTCAGATAAGGTTGTTTTGCAAATTGATTATGATATTCTTTTATTTGTGTTGGTGTAAGTTGTATTACATGAAACTTTAAATCTTCTATTTCAAATGCACCATAACTTATATTATTTAATGCTAGAGTTGCAGCAGTCATTGTAACATAATATGTTGATGTTAATGTAACTGTGTGCCAAAATCCAGCCACCATTGTTGTACCAGCAATTCCATTAATATATATGTTTTCAAAATGTATACTGGTTAATGTACCTGCATTAATATGTATTAACATATCATTTGCAGCACCTTCAAGTATTTGTTCTGTAGTTGTAAGAGGTTTTATCCTAAACGAGACAGACTTCATATCTCCAAGGTTTCCAAGAACAACTTTATCTGATATACCATTAAATATAAGACCTTTCAATCCTCTAATACATCCAGTAACAGTTCCTATATGACTATTTCCAGATATATCAGTTAGGGTTTGATTAATAGGAATAAAGTTATATGCAGCAACTATACCAGTTTCCCTGGATAAATCAGTTGGTGTATTTCTTATAAATCCTGACCTTGGTCTAAATACTCTTTTGATATCTGTCATTACTATTTCTATTATCAAGTTCTTCCAAAAATTTTGTTTGTTCGTCACTCATGTCTGCGTTCTATGTAGTTACTATAATTATCATTAAATAGTAGGTAACCCGTATTTATTAGCTAAATAATTATAAATGAATACTTCTTCGGCTAAATTATCTGATACCTTTCTTATTATTATTTCTCTATATTCAATATTACCAAAATAGGTTGTTAATTGATACCTGCATCCAAGTGTTAAACCATTGGGTTGAGCTGTTGTACTATTAAATGTGATTTCACCTATATTATTTAATTGAATAGTTGATGTTGCTGCATTAGAATTATTTTTTACTCTTATTATTCCCCATGTGTTTATTGCTAAGCTTAATTGCGTTCCCGCAATAACATTCCATAATATATTAGGAGTACCCGGCGTTTCTTGTCTAAGTGAACAATAAGTAGAATACCCATCTAATATATACTTATGAAGAGTCCAAGTTGGCTGTCTTAAAACTATATACATTGTATATGGTCTTAATAATGCAAAACCTCTTTGTAAATAATCTCCAACACCGTCAAACAATACTCCATTACTACTCCAATGTGGTGTTCCACCATAACCTGTTAAATCACTATCTACATACCCATATTTAGTATTCCATCTTGTTACATGATTATTTTCATCTTTTGTTATTGATGCTTCATCTGTAGAATCATAAAAACTTACAACATTTCCATCATCAATAGTATTACCATTCGCTTGATTATTTGTTACCGTTCCAAGGTCGGCTATAATAGCTTTTACTGCTGTGTCACTTAAATGTGATCTTATTTCATTATAACCTGCCACATTTACATATATCCTTCTTCCTGCTGTTCTTGTGTTATTAATATCATTAAGTAAAGTATCAACCATTGCCGTTGCTAAACTATATCCAATAGGAGTATTAAGTGAAATATAGGAAGCATCCACCAAATTTGCAAAATTTCCTCCTGAAGTATAATTTGTTGCTCTAAATGTTGTTAATCTAAAACTTAAAAGATTAGTTGTAATTAATCCTATATCACCCGAAAGAGTTGATGTTCCTGTAACATATAATTGTTCTAATAAAGTCAATCCAGAAACACTCCCAGTTAATGTATTATTGCCAAGTACTCTTAGTACAGTTAATAATATATGCCCTGATATATCTCCCGATAACGTATTCGTTGCATTATCACAATATAAATATGTGAGTAGTATTAAATTAGTTATACTACCTGAAAAAGGTCTGTGACATTGAATATAATTCAATTTTGTAAGGAGAGTAATATCCCCGGTTATAGTATTACTCCCTAATAGAAACAAAGAAGTAAGTTCATAAAACTTAGAAATATCCCCCGATAATGTATTATTCCCTTGTACATTAATAATTTCAATTTTCGATAATTGAGTAATATTACCACCCAAACTTGGAGCATCAGTTCCAGATGTCCAAAGTTCAATATATCTAAGTATGTTTTTATTGATAGTTAAATTTGAAGTACCGGACGTACATTTTATATAAATAGTAGTGACTACTTCAGGCCAAACATTAAGTGTTTGTGTTTCCCCTAATGTGCCCGCAGCGTCAGTATAAAAATAGGCATTACCATCTAATGTAAATTGAAGATCCTCTCTGCTGCGAAATTTAAATGTTGCCACACCAGTTCCATTACCAGTTGTCGCAACAGTTAATGTAAGTTGTGTTGAAGTAAATTCGACTCTTGAATATGGCAAGTAATGCATTCCTTTAAATCCCCTGGCACGATAATAATAGTTTTTACCTAACGTAAGTCCAGTATCAGAATAATCTGTTTCTCCGGGTGCTAAGACAGAAATTTCAGAATAGTCTATCCCATCATTATCTGATCTTTCAATACTTATACTATCTGTACTATTTAATCTGTTTTTACATCTTATATCAATCTGATCATCTATTGCTGATGGTCTGGATAATCTTAAATCAATATAAAACAATAGTTCATATAATTCAGTTCTGGTAATAAAATCTAATCCTATTAACTGACCATAATCAATAATTGCTTCAATTGTTTCTACCGGGCAGTTATTAGGTGGATCACCTCCTACTTTATGGCCAAAAATTGCAATGGCTGTCTTATCTGTTTTTGCCTTATCCATTGCAGCCGTTAGGGTTTCAAAAGCAACACCCACTCCATAGGCAGATAGTTTATAAAAACTACTTTTCCTTGTCATAAACCCCTGACTTACTGTTCTTGCAGTTTTATAATAATCATCAACAACATCAATAATCCTATCATTAAACTGATCCCCCGGATATGCAAAATGATTTGGTGACGGAAGTCCATTAGCAACAAATAAAGCATTTGCTGCTTCTAAGTCTGCTCTAATTGAAGCATCATCCCCTGTGATTCCCGCCATTGCATGACCTTGTATATCATGCCCTGCTTCATGCATTTCTACAAGTTGTGACCATTGCATAGCTGCTGGGTGATCTATATCTCCTCCCTCATAACCAATGAAATCAGCATCAGCCCAAATAGTAACAGGTATCCCTTTCTCTGTAAATAATGGAAATCCTGCTGTATAAATATCCAAATATCCATCATCAAAAGCAAGTAATACTTTCCCATTATTAAATGTTTCACTATCTTTGAAATATTGTTGACTCCAACTGTAAGAGGTATAGTAATAATTAATAAATAATTCCTCAACATCAGTAGCATCTAAATTATAATCAAATTCTTCAACACTGTCAATACTTCCAGAAAAGAAATTTGCTCCTTCATTATCACTACCAACATATAAATATATAGATAATAATGTAATACCAGATACTACTATTTCTTTACTGGTTGATGTAAGTGTTGCAGTTAAAACTCCATCAACATAAACAGTACCACTACTTGAAATTACCGAACCAGCACTTGCCCTAACAAAACCTGTTAGTCCTCCTTCTCCACTATAGTCAAGTAAATAAAAATCTCCATCATAATCAGCAAGAGACCTTAATTTAATCCTTATTGAGTAAACTCCATTTCTTATATGAGTATATGTAATACAACTAGAAGTACCATTAAAAGTTCCTACTCCATTAAAACAAGAAATATCAGTTGCAGTTCCACCATTAGATGAAATTACAAAGGGACTATTAAATGTCTCTTTCCAAACTGAACCTTCTACATTATATGGAGTAGATACACCATACTTTCCTTCCTTTGACATTAGCTGTTTAATTAAACTGCAGTTAACGCACCATCAGAACTTAATGCCCTATATTCAGCATATATGGTCATGGTAGCAGCAATAGGTGCATCAGTGGTAGTATAAGTAAATCTTATATATGTTGCAACGCCTGTCTTTTTAACAAGTGAAAATTTAGAAAATGAAATATCATCTGTATTTTCAATCAATGCAGCCGCAGCATTATTTCCTATCCCCCAGGTAACTGCATTATCAGCCATCTTTACAACAATAGTACCTATTGCAGCACCACTAAGTACACCATCAGCCTTTGTTAGTTGAACAGTTGCTGTACCATCATACATATCAAAAGACCCAACTGTAAGATTAGCAAGAGTTGTTTTTGTAGTAATAACTCCATAAAGTCTTGATATTTCTACTGCACCTATCACATTAAATATATTAACACTCGCAGTTGTATTGCTAGCACTTAATGTTATTACCTTACTTACAGGAATTACCTTTACAACAGTTAAGGCATCTACAACTGTGTCAACTGTTGTAATTAATCCATCAGTAACTACAAATTTTGTATTAGCATCTGTTTTAGTTAATTGATTTCTCATTAGTATTGTCTCCTACACTTTAATATCACGGTATTAGTAGCCGCAGTAGCAGTTATTAAAAATCTTATATGACGATAGTTAAAATTATCAAAATCTACAGCGAATAACTTAGTTTCATTAGTTGCAGCAACACTTTGTACTGTTGTATCAAGGACAGAATTATAACCATATACCCCAACCCAATCTGTAGTTGCTGTATCTTCATCATTGGTAATTTCCCATGTTAAGGTAGTTGTCTCACCAGCACCATCAATTAACTTACCAGTAATAGAAAGATTTTTATATGCTCCAAAAGGCATTCCAGTTGCTGCCGGATAATATGTACCTGTTGCAACATTAGTTGTATCAACTATTGATTCTTCAATATATTGCTGATTAAGAGGACTTTGTTCTTGTGTCTTAATAAGATCTAAAGCAAGATCATAACCCTTTTTAGGTCCCACTAAATATACAAGTACAATATCACCTGTAACAAAATTATCTGTATCCGCCAAGGTAACAACACCAGCGGCTACAACGACATTTGTTAGGGGAATATCTGTTACAACATTAGTAGTAACTGCTATCTTTTTAATAGAGCCAGATACAACATTAATTGCTTCTAATGTAAAAGGTAGTCCCGCAATTGTTATTGTTTTAGTACCATTATTAATGGTTGCAGTAAAGTCACCAGTAGCATTTGTATATATAATATCTCCACTGGCTCCAATAGGATATATAATTTTCCTTGGTACATTAGTTACCACAACAAATGTATCTGTTGCAGCAAAAGATGCATTAGTAATTGACAATACATTACCTGCTATTGTCATAGGGGAATCCTCCCTATGAAAAACACTAACTACACTGAAGGTATTATTTATTTGTCTTACAAATTCTATATCTTCTGCTACAAACGCTGTTATACCAGCAGGATAACCACTTAAAGTAATTTGTGTTGCAGCAGTATATGCAGTGGTAAAATCTCTTGTAGCAATAGTTGATGCCTTACCTACATAGTTATTACCATCTATTATACTTGCAAGATTAAGATTAGCATCTCTTGAAACATTAGTACCTATTACAAAAGTATCAGTTGCTCCAAATGTAGCTCCAGTAACTGTTAGTACATTAGCCGCAATTGACATTGCAGTATCATCTCTACTATATGTCGCAACAACAACTCCTGCGGAATTAATTTGACGGACAAATTCAATATCCTCATCAGTAAATCCAGTTACCCCTGCAGGATAACCACTTAATGTAATTGTCGTACCAGCTAAATAAGCTGTAGTAAAATCTCTTCCAGTAGCCGTTGATGGTTTACCTACGTAAGTATTACCACCTACAGTAGTAACATCAACTTCTATATCTGCCATATCCACCTCAGTACCATGATGGTCTACAATCATCACCTCACCAATAACCCCAACAGCCTTTTTTCCACTTGATGTTAAGTAGCCAACATCTTTAAGTTGTGGATCAAGTTTAATGCCGTTATGGTTCGTTAGAATATCACCCATGTCAGTTAAAATTTATTAAGTTACAAATTTAGAAATAAATATTGACAATTCAAATAATTTTTAAATATATTATCTTATAGAAATTGTTAAATAAACACATAGTTTATATTAATTAAGGGTGGAGGTTAATCCACCCTAGTATTAATTAAATACGGAGATTAAAATAGCTAATGCTCCAACAACACTACCTCCTATAATACAACTTAGGAGGTCAAAGTGAAATAAACCATACTCACTAGAATAAGTAATGCCAGCTTTATCAAGTAATTTAGTTACTGCATCATACTTTTCCTCAAGAACAAACAAAATTTTCTTTTTCATTTACATTTATTTTAAATTAACAATCTATGAAATCTCCACCATCAACAGTAGTTCCTACTGTAAATGTGACTACTCCTATATCATCATAATTAAAAGTACCACCTGTCAAAGTACCACTACAAGACTGTCCAGTATCAGCTAACTCAGTTCCATTTAATAGTATAGTATCTACTCCATCTACTGTTAACTTAGCATAGCATACTGGTAATCTTACAGTTCTATAAATATTACCACCACCATCATTATAAAGTGCATAGGCAACTAAGTTAAATGAATAACTTGTGCCTAAACTCTGATTAACTCCAGTTGTTGTACATCTTGCAGCATCATAAGCATTAGCTGTTATAAAAGTATAATTTGCAGGTGGTGTAGGATAACTAGTAACCTGTCCATGAACATAAGGCATAACAGATCTATGAAATGTTATATCAGTATAACCATTAGCTCTAACTCCTAAATTAATCTTTCTGGCACCATACATATCACTTATAAAAGTTTCAAAATATATTATAGTTCCTTCAACTAATACATACGCATATGGAAATGCAGTTAATTGAACTGTACTTGTTGAGGATGCTTTTACATCTGGGTTTGCCTTTGTTCTGCTATGATCAGTTAATGTAGGACTAACAGCAGAAAAAGTAATACTGGTAGTTTGGGTAAAGATAACAGATGCCTCATTGGTTCTATTAACAGCTGATTCATATGCATTTACTGTAAGATAATCTCCTGGAACAGCAAATGCTTTTATATTCATATTCTGTGGATACCATGCAATAGTAAAATTAAAATCCCCAGCTGCCGGTCCCCAATTTTGAGTATAATTTGTCTGAGCCGCAGGTGTATTGGCAGTATGATTATATAGTCTAAAATCCCCCAATCTTAAATTAACAGTTGGGGGTGTTAATACAACATCACTAGCCCCATCAACACTAAGTTGTCCTGGAGCATAAAAGGAGTATTTATTTAACCCTGCGGCACCAACAAGGTCTGTCCAGTTATCATCAGTTAATCCTGTTTCAGCCTGAATTGCAGATACTGAAATATAAGTAGTTCCTAAAGCCATAATCAATTAATTAAACTGCAAATGCAGTAATTTCACCAGAACAATATAATGCACCAGTGGATGGATTAAACCAAATCTTAGTAGAAGATACTTTTAAAGGTAAATTTCCAGTATTAGTAGTAACCCAAGTAGGATACATATTTGCATTTGTAGCAACATCATTAACAATAGTAATAGTTGATGCAGCAGTGGCTGTACCACCAACTGCTAAGAAAGCTGCAGCATGTTGCCCATCTACTTTATCACTATCTACAGCAGTACCTCCGGCTGCCAAGGCACCTACATCAGAATAAGAAGGCATCCAGGCGACAGGGCGGTATAGACCTGCATGATTACCCCAACCAAATGCTGTTTGCCCATTTGCTATATTAGCATGTGTAAATGCTGCCAAGTGAGCTGTCATTGTACCCCCTATTTCAAAATAAGTAGATTCATGACCATCTAGTAAGTCTGCATCAAGTAAACTTCCAGTACCATCAACTGTTAATAGCTTAGCAAGTATATCAGCAGCAGTAACAGCTGCTGCAAGTGTTTGCCATGTTTTGTCCCCCCTATAATATTGTGCAGATGTACCAGCAGTTATTGTAGGTTCAAACCCTGTATGACCGGCGGTAGCATAACTTAACTGTGATAAAGAGGCATGTGCAGAACTTGGAGGAACTGCCCATGTAGCATCTGCTCTTAAGAAATATGTAACCCCTACACTATTAGATCCTGGAACCAATCCTTTTGTAGTTGCTGCAGTAGCAAATAAATCTAATAGACTTGTTGCTTGAGTTCCTGTAAGTTGTTCTGTAACTCCTGTACCAGCAGTAATTCTTCCAAGAAAACGACTGGTAGATATATCTTGTACTTTAGCAAGAGTAACATTGCTATTTGTAATATCATTTGTTACCACTCCCCCCCAAGACGGTGCACCAGCAGCATTACCATGTAGTAATGTAGTTGTTGTCCCTTGGTTTATAAAATCAACAGAATCTAAATCTAAGATAATATCTGTTAGAAGACTTTTCCCATTAATAGTCCTACTAGTAGATACCTTATCATTAAAAGCTGTTATTATAACACTCCAGGGTACAGGGGCTGTTGGATCTTGAGCTAATATAGAAAGTGCCAATTCTAGATCAACATTCATGTTTTATATATTTAAATTGTATACCATTTCCTTCTTCTACGTACTTCTACTCTATTAACCATTTCAGATAAAAGAGAATAATCTATATCCTCATAAACATCAGTAGAAGAATTTTCTAATGCAAATATAATATTGCACATTAAATAAAGATACTCTATATCCCTATCTATAGATTGACCTAAATCCATCTTACGACAGAGATATTCAGTATGTTTTATACCTACATCTTTTGCCACCAATATTAAATTGGTTATGTCATCCGCCGTCCATACCATATCTTTATAGTATTAAATAGACCATTCCCCAGAGATTTCACGAGCATCTAAGAAGGTCTTAACCTTATCAATAAATAATTGAAATTGTGTTTCTCTCCCCAATTCTCCCGCCCACTTACATGACTGTAACATTGCTATACATAGAAATTGTAGCCTATTTTCTTCATAGTTAAAATCATTCATATCTATTTGTAGAGGTAGTTGAGATGCCATCAAATATGTTTCAGATAGAAAAGCCTGATAAGAAGTATCTGAATAGGTTACTGCACTATATACTACAGTAAGAGTTATCTCATAATATTCATCTGGAAAATAGGTGGTTCCTAATGGAACTGCACCAAATAGTAACTCTGCCGGAGTAGTTTCATAATATGCAGTATCAGATGTACCAAATAGGTTAGTATAACTAACTCCTGTACCTCTATGTAGTGTAATATCATGGGTATATGTAACCCCATCATACAACACGGTTAGAATGACAGAAGTTGCATTTGCATACACAAAAGCCGGCCAGACTGTTTTATCGTATACTCGGAAATAAGAAGCATCATCTGCCTCTATAACATGGATTGCTAATACAATTGGCATAAATTTTAGTTTTTAAAAAATGTAAAGTTTAAAAGCATTTGGTAGAATAGATAGTAAGGATTGCATAGCAATTGTAGAATCTGCCACATCTATATTTCCATCTTTATTAAGATCTACAAAGTTCATTCCTGGTAATATACACCCCTCTGTATCAACCTTCTTTCCAGAAGCATAATTTCCAATGTGGATTTCTACAGCAGTTCTTCCCGGTACATTATTCAGTAAGAAGCATTTGCCTTTTGTAGGAGAATAGATTTTTACTACTTCATACACTCCTTCTGGTATACAGTCTATTTTTTTAGTATTTATAGGAAATGGAATTACAATCTTAGGTAGTTCAATAGTTACACATTGGTATATAAGGTTACATTCATCAAATATACATAATATTCCCTGAGTTTCCTTAAAATTATACTTTCTACTTATTATTACATTCATTGACATATAATTAAAATGGGAGAATCTTCTTTTTATGGAAGTTCCCCCATTTATGATTATCCCAAAGTATGATAGATCAGGGACAGAGGGATGTTAATTATTATGCACCAAATCCTAAGACAGTATTAAAATCTTCGGTCAATCCAACAAGTTCACAGATGACATATCTAACTTTAGATACTGGTCTTCCACCAGTTGTGGGGTCTACATAATTATCATCCCAAACTTCAAAAGCAAATATATCATAAGTATTACCTGCAACTGCATCAAAATTCCTTACTGTAGGAGGATATGCAGATACTTCACGTGTTTTATTCTCAAACTGAGTTCTGGCCTCTTGAGCAGCTACTAATTGATATGTTCCACTTCCAAGTCTAGCCTCAGTTGTATAAGTTGCAGTAGCAGTAGAAAAATCTCTAGTACCTAACTCAAATGAAACTACAAAGGGTTCATCAGTTACAGGATTAAAATTAGCATCAGTTACACTGATACCAGTAAATTTAAGACCCCAGTTACCTTCGGTTACAGATTCAACATTAGCATCAGCAATAGTCTCAGTAATACCTTGATATTCCTGATCAAGATTGAATGTGGTTGTACCATTAATAGCAGAAGCAATGATATAACAAGGAGTAGTACCGGTACCTGTAGCACCATTTAATCTTACGATAGTACTTCCTACAGTTACACTTGCAGCTACGTTACCACCAAATGTAACCGCTTTTGAACCATTAACAACAGCACATGTATTAAGTGTAGCTAAAGCTGCACCACTATTCACACGTTCAATTTTAATAGGTTTATAGGCTTGACGTTTAAAGGCAGCAGTTCCTGCAATAGCCAATCCAGCAGCAACTTCTCTTTGTGTAGCAGATGCATCAGATTTATAGGGAATAGTAACAATTAATGGACTATTATTCAACATACCAAAAGTATGATTAAGAATAATCTTAAGTCCATAATATGTAGAATTAGTAGCATCTAAAGATAAGGAGGCAGTAACTCCATCATACCCTAAATATGTCACCTGTTCTTGTCTTGCAAGATAAGCATAATATCCACCATTTTTAATATCAGCAGCCCTAAAAGGTTTAGTAAAACTAAGTACCCCTCTAGTATTTCTAAATGCAAAACGGTGATAAAGAGTTGCATTTGTAGTTGCAGCTGTTTCTGTAAAAGTCTGTGGCTCTAAATAAAAAGCACCAGCAGTTCCAGCTAATGCAGCCAAAGTTGCATAACTTGCAGCATTTGCATTGGTTACATTACATACAAACACTTGTGTTCTTGAATCTTCAAACATGTTATTGAATTATTAAGTTAATAAAATTAAAATTATCTTTTTTGTATTTTTAAATACATTTTCATTTTATTTAATAGATCTATAGAGTCTTTTATTTGTCCTAAAACTAAATTACATCTTTTACACAAAAGACCTCTAATTATTCCAGTAGTATGATCATGATCTACTGATAAAAATTTTAAAATTCCATGTTGATTACATCCGGTTTCTTCATTACCACAAATTGCACAGGTTCCATCTTGGGATTCTAACAATATATTATAATCTTTTAATGTAATCCCATGTACAACTTTTAAAACAGAATTTTTACAGATATCTGGATGTCTTAGTTTATAACGTTTATTTCTTTTACTACACTTTTCTTTATTACTATTATTATAACTTCTCATGTAAGAATTATAACAGGTAGTACATCGTAATTTATAGTAAGTAGATCCACATTTCTTACAAACTTTTATTTTTTCAACATTCATATTTTTACCTCTCCTGGACTACTAATACGTAGTCAATTTGCAAAACCTGAGTAGTAACAGCATCTCCATTTCCTACTTTAAAACTTGGGGCTAGTTCAGCCATTGTAGCATAAGTAATACTTGTTAAAGGAGAACCAGCTACCCCATTAATATAGGGAGTAATAGTTGCACTTCCAGTTGCGCCACCATCAAAGTAAAATCCTAACCGTGTCCATGTATTAGTTACTAATGTATGTACAGCAGCAGCACTTACTATATCTGTATTATTATCAGAGGAATTAAGAAATATTGTTCCTACCCCAGCATCTGTTTTTATAAATACAATACCATTTGCAGGTTTATTATCAGCCACAGTACTAAGATCTTCTGTCTCTATTAATCCAATAGATAAATCAAGATTAGTTACATCAGCCGCAACACTTCTAATTCTAGTCTCAAACCACAACTTTTTACCTACCACAAGTCTAAAAGATTCATTTGCCAAAACTACTTGAGAGGCACTGTCATCATCGGTGGCACCATTAGTAAGAGTCATTATTCCGCCAACAGCATCAGTTAATACTTCAGTATTTCCAGCATCAGTTTCATAAACCGTCCAATCTGCATTAATTGCACCTGAAGCAGCTCCACGATCAAAATCATCAAAGAATTTGTAGTGAGTTGATGGTAAGTAAAGTGAAGGAAGTTCACTGAAAACATTAGTTCTTATTATTCCAGTATCAGCATATGAATTAAGCGCATCTACTAATATATTATACCAGTAGTCATACACCCTAAATTTGGGACCCGAGGGTACAAAATTCGATTTTGTTATTCTTGTAAATACACTCATATTGTTTTATATTAAATTAAAAAATTATTTTGCAAATTCTGCCAAAGCTAATTGATATCCTTGAGGATCTTCTACAGACATGCGTGCCAGCTTTACAGCCTTTTCAACAATTCGGGAGTGCACTCCCTCATTTAAAACACATAAACCCCCAATAACCAATGAATAATTATCCGGATGGTAAACACCCATAATTGAATATTTAGTTACTGCGGTGCCATCTGTAATAAATACTGGCTTGTTATTATACTGTAACAACCAATAACCATCTACATTATTAGGCTTCCTAAATGGATTGTCTATATTAGTTCTATAGAAATCAAAGGATATCCTTTTAATAGGCACATTAGTAACTCCGGCAGTTTCAACATATTCATCTAGAACCCAAAAAAACTTAGTCTCAAATGTCTTAGATCCTATATCTATGGTTTGTGCGGACGTATCATCAGAATTCTTAAAGAATGTATCAGCAACAAATACAGTATAACTATCAGGTTGAATTAGCTTCTCAATTGCAAGCATATTAAATGAATTCCTGGTAACACCTTCTTCCAGAATGTCTATAACTACTTTGCGTTGTGCTGCAGTTAGTATAATACCCCATTCTGCATCTATAAATCCAGGAGCTGCACTACTGTTAATTGATTCATATAACAGTTCAGTTTCTGCTCGCATTTGAGTGACTGTCATTTATTTGCTAACTTTAATCTGAGCGGCCATTTTAAGAAATATATCTGATTTAATCTCTTCCGCCTTCATTAAATAATCAACTATTTCACTATATGTATATGATGTACCTTCTCCAGGTATATCATACTTATTTCTTGCTGATTTAACAATTGCCCCAGCCCTTATAGCCTGTAAGATAAAATTCTTAATCTTAGCATGAGGATCTTTCATTATTAATAGAGCAAGATCAATCTCACCTTCAATTACATTTTTAATCTCTTTTCTAAGCCAATCTTTATCAGCATCCTCCGGAACAAACTTCATTTCTTTTTTCTCTAAGTAATAAACCCCCAAGAAATCCTTCATTTCTCTTATTGAGTTTTGTATACTACCGAGATAAGTATAAGCTTCAATAGTCTTATTAGTTGTAGTCTGTTCTTTTTCTTCAGCATATCCTTCTTCAACAAGTGCAAAACGATATTCACCTCTATTTGTTCTTTCATCCCAACTGGGGGCAACAAAACCTTGCAATTGTGTGACCCTCCAACGTAAGTTATCAAGCGGATCAGATAGATTGAATATATATCCTTCATGCATAAGATTATAATCTTTTATAACCTTAACAAAGAATGTATGCCAAAAATTGTCCTTCTTTTTATAAACATTCAGGTCTAAATCAAGAGTTTGTTCAAAAAACTCCTTCTCTTCCTCACTTTTAAATGGATTGACCAATTGACCAGTCTGTTCATTCTTAGGCAATTGAAACCAGTTATTTGCACCTTCAATCTGAAAGTATGCAGCATGTGTAGGAGAATTAATCATTTTTCCCCCCCTTACCACTGGTTTTAAATAAACCTTTTTGTTCTGTAAAAATCCCTTTTGTAATGCTTCCTCTTTTGTAATTTTCTTTGCTTCCATAAAACTGTAATATTTAATTAAGTGGCTTTGCTAACCACATTTTTAATTCTTAAAAATAAAAGATATTGAGTGGGGATATTACACCCCACCCAACATTCTTTTGTTAACGAAGAATAGAAGGAATAATACGAGCAGTTTTTTTCATATTGGTAATTTTTACACCACCAATAAATCCTTTAAATACAGAATAACCGTCTACCGAAGTAGCCATCATTCTAGGATCTGTTCGATTATTATATGGAGAGAATGGATCCCTCAATCCAGGTATATACCCAAAGAATTCTTCCTCATCTTTAACACTAACCTTAGAAATATTTGCGCTTCCAGCAGTCGTACCAACATCAAATATCTCATAGATATAAGAACTGGCAAGACCACCATCCGGGTGACGTAAGGTATTAGGATAACCATCTTTCATTGGGTCAATAGTAAGTTTGAATTTTATACCATTAACAGCAACATAATTCAAAAATTGACCTTCATCCAAAGTAAGTTTTCCACCTTCTGTCTTAATATTTACATTAGCCTGTAGATAGGTAATTGCATTGGCTTTATTAACAGCATCTTTATGAAACTGATATGCTCCATACTCACCAGTATTTACAATAAACTCACGTTTATCTTCTGGTATTTTACCATAGGACATATCCATAGCAAAATCTGTCAACATATCTAAACTAAAGGTATTATATGTTAATACGTTACCATATTCCATTTGCTCATATAAACCAAAGCCAGAACGAATTGTATTACCAGATTCACCCTGATGTCCATATGTACCATCAGATAATTTGTTAGATTTACCATAACCTATAAGACGAGCTTTATCACGTTCAAACTGTACGTAGAAATCCCAACCAAGTTTATCAATCCAACGAGTCTGAGTCTTGCCATTCTGATCTATGAAAGCAAATGCCAGAGGTTTATTCTTGCCCTTACTGATCATATTACCAGGAACGTCATAATTCTTACGAATCATTGATTGAACATTTTCCATCTGATAGGGAGCAGTATGATGAACACCTGTCCCTCTTTTAGAGAGTTCCTGTTCTACCATACCAAACAGTTCTGACCACATTGTATTGGCTGCTAAATCAGCTGCCGGAACCCAAAGTGTATCATCGCCAGAAAAGAGTTGTACTTTATAACGCCAGTAATTACCAAACTGTACCGGATCTTCAATAACCCTTAGTTGATATACCTCAGGTTTTGAGCCAACAATATGTGATGTAATTTCAAAGTATCTTTCAGGAAACAACATATAAAAGATACCTCTATTAAGACCAGCCTGAACTGCATCTGTTACAACAGTTGTACATGCTAAATCTGAAAAAGCAGCTTTTAGAGGAATACTTCTTTCATCTGATCCCTGAAGGAACCATCTGTAAACAACATCATCATTAATCCACTCAGTAGGAAGCTTATTTATAAAAGAAACAAAGTTGTCTGAACCAACATTAAGTTCATACAATCTATTCATTGTTTTGCTTATAATTTCAGGCTCCTGCATACCAAGCCAACCTAGATGACTTTCACGTGTTAAACCACTCCAGTGTTTTGGATCAACTATCTGAAGTTTTGAAATCAAATTTGCCATTATTTATTTAAAATTTAAAAATAGTTTACGATTTATATTTCCAAACATATCCACCAACTGTCTTATATCCATAACAATTTTTCAAACAGTGGTTAATATTCTTATTACTTATTTTTAATTCTTTACCAGCAGTAGTTGCAGAATCCCATTCTTTAATAAAAACCATATTTTTAGTATATTGCAAAATAGGAATTCTACGTGCCAAACCATTATTAATATTATGTTCAGTTGAGTGTTTTCTACCTTTAAGTATTTTACTCATAGTTTCTCCATACTTTTTCTTACTTTCTTCAGAATGGTGTCTACCTTTTGACCAAGTATTTAAACCTATGCGAGACTTACTCATTTTATCTCTAGTTTCTTTGGAGTGGTGTATTCCTAAACAATTACCCGCTGTTTTACAGATATTAAAATATGGATTATAAATATTAATAAAACACTGTTCTTTTATAACTAATCTTTCTTTTTCACACTTTATTAAAACTGAGAATTCCAAATCTCCTACACCATATTTATTATAATGTCTTTGAAGTTTTATATTCCCATGTCTATTATGTATAAGATCACATAAATGAACACTTTTTCTATTTAAAAGATTAACTGCAGAACCAATATAGCATCTCTCAGGTTTACTCTTGGACTGAATTTTATAAATACCACTTTCCATATTAACTGCCAAACATTCCTCTCATACTCTCGATATTATCTTTAGAGGTTTTATCTTCTTCCAAGCTACGTAGCACATGTGCCCCAGTCTTAGAAGCAGTATTGCTTTTATCTTTCAATGCCTTCTCCAAATCAGATATCTCAGATGTAACTTTAGCCTGAGAGGCTTTATTCCAAGGTTTATCCTTCTCAAAATATCCAGTCTCTAGTAAATAAGCTATTCTGGAATCAAAAAACATAGGATCTTCAGCTCTTTTTGCCCAGATAGCATTAGTTGTTCTACCTTTACTATCCTGAACTGGTTTTGTAATATCCTCAAGCATCTTAACCTTAGTTTGTTTATTTATCTGTACCCCAGGAATTATCTCACCAAGACTATTAATGCCTTCTTTTAACGATTCTAAACTACGTCTGTTTTCTTCTTCCTGTAGTTTTGTTATACGTTGGGCTTCCTTTTCTTCAACAGCAATCTCTTCTTTAACTAAATCCCTTAGATCATTCAAGTACCCTTTAGAATCCTCAATATCATCCCCAAGATCAACACTGCTTTGAACAGCTTTTTCTATCTTGGCATCAGACATCTTAGTAGTTAACTTAAAGTAATCTGTCATCACCTGCTTACGCAAGTCAACATTTTCTTCCTTACTAAGTTCATCAGGTTTAATACCATCAAATCTAGTCTTTAATGAAAGAAGATCACCAGCAGAATCTACCGAAACACCCTTACCAATAAGATTTAAATACTCCTGATACCCAGCATCCAAATCAGTTTTTGCTGATGTGATGTTTATATCTATCTCATCCTTAATAAGATTACGAAGAGCATTAGCTTCACCAACACTCTTTGAATCCTCTAAGAATTTTTTCTCATCAAAAGACGATAAAAGCCCCTGCGCAACTAAGTCCCTAGCAAAGATTACAGTAAAAGAAGCGTCAGAAGTTTTTTCAGTAGTTGTTTTATTAAGGGAGGCAGAGGCTTTATCATCTGTTTTTTCAATATCCTCAACAACTTTATCAACTGTTTTCTTATCCTGATCTAATTCTGTAGTTTGCTTTTCCAGAACTTTGTCTATATTATCTAATAAAGATGTCTTTTTATCATCCTTATACTTCTTGTCTTCCTTTGCAGGAAGATCTTTAGTAGTGTCATCAATTGCCGGAATTGAATCTAAAACACTATTTATATCCAGTGTGTCATCAAATTCTAGCATTTCATCTAAACTCTGATCATCAAATACTCCTTTTGTTGCCATAACTTACTATAATTTTTGCTTTACAAATTTAATATATTAAAATGAGATTTCCTACTACATTATAAAATTACCCAATTGTGGTATAACGTAAAACACTATTTTCCACTAGCCTTGGGGGTTGGTTTATTAGCAATCTGCCTCTTAATATCAATTTCACGATCTTTTTGTGCCTCACTTCTCATATTGGATCTTCGGGTTTCTTCCAGAGCTGAACGTTTTAAATCATGTTCAACCGTCTTATCCTCCGGCTGTTGTTCAGTATCCTGAGAACTTCCTGCTTGTATAAGAGCTACATCTATAGACGTTTCACTGCGTTTATCAATTTCATATCTCCTAAGAGTTTCCTCTCTATCAACCTGTTCCTGCTTTTGCTGTAAAGCCATTTTAGCCTGCTCAGCATTCTGTTGTCTAACCTGTTCTTCAAAAGCTTCAAACTTACGTTGCAAAGCAGCTGGATCTTGTGTACGATAAAGTTCCATAACCATAGAAAGATTACCTCCATTCTGCATAAATGGTTGAACAAGGCTCTTAATAGTATTCATCATATCCTTATCCACAATAGAATTTGTAACATAAATCCCATATTCAGACTCAGCAAATAAACCACCATCAAAGTCTAAAACAGCCTGACTACCATCAGATAGAATAAATTGACGCTTAAATTTCTGATCCTTCCAAGCAATCTTAGCAGTTTCTATATATGCCTCTAATGCACGAACTCTAAAATCATCATGAATACTAAAATACTTAGCAGTATTCAACGAGCTTTGTTTTACTCCCCTTTCCACACCACCAACAGTTTCTCTACTTTGGATAGCCCCTAATCTCTGGTCAGTGATGCCAACTATATCCTGAACCCTGTTTTCAAGGAATGTTAGAATCCCTAACAAGTTTTGGATAACAGCGGCATCACCTATTTCAATAGAACCAGAACCCCGATTCATTGTACCAGCAAGTTTGCCAAGAGCTGCACCTTTCTGTCCCTCATTAAACTCATCTTCAAATACTATTTTAAACTGATCCATGTAGAATAAGAATTGATCCATGGTAAAATTAGAGGGGATCATACTAGTACTTATTCTTGCCATTCTACCTTTATAAGTCTTCATTTCTTCCCACAATTTGTGCATGAAGAAGTTATAGGTCAACTGATATGGTTTTCCAAGGCTTACAAATGAAAGTGATTTTGAGTCATTTGTGTTAAATATACTACCTATAATTCCAGGGTGACACTTACTAGGGTTGTCCATACTTCTGAACTGTATGGCTCTTGGACCCATTTTAACATAAATATCATCTGCCAACTTTGTTGCTTCATTCCATTCCCCAAGCCAAATCCACTTTATATTGTCTTTTTCAATATCAGATAATGGGTAGTCTTCATCAACATATTTCTTTTGTATGTCTCCATTATCATCTATAAATTGTAAAACACCAACCTTTTTCATTCCCTTCCACAAGGCACGTAATTTTCTTACATTGCCATAAGCATCAAAAGAACCTCCAAAGAAAGTTGTCTGACTTGCATTTGCGTTAATAACAGATCCAATACCACCCTGTTGATCTATCCACGATGTAAGATCTATTGGAACATTTCTTAATGAACGATTAAATATCTTACCAGAAGCAGATGACGTATAGGCGTACCCATCTTCCAGTTTCTTAATTTCTGAGTCTTTTAATTCATCATGAAACTCATCAATAATTTGTCCAACTGGAACGAAGGATAATTCTATAATAATATCAGAATCCTCTATCTTATAATTATTTCCACTTCTAATAGTAAATAATGATAATGGATTACCTTTCCGCAGAATAGGTTCTCCACCCATAATATCAGTAATAGCTATTTCCTCACCACAAGTTAATAAGTCTTCAAAATCTTTACTAAATGTCTCCTGCATCCCCTGGTTTACATAACCATATTGAATGATTTGAGATGCCATAAGTTCACGTCTATCACGATAATTAAACTTCATCCACTTGGCTTGGGCTTGGATGGCTTGTGATGCCTCATCCTGAGAATAGTCTTTTGAAACTATTCTATCCAAAATAGATTTATTTA